CCGCGCTCAGTGGGCAATGTTTTTGTGACCCTGATGCCGAGCTCCGTGCGCTCGATCAACACAGGGATGCGGCGTGCTTTGCTGAACTCTTTGGCGGTGGACTCAAGGTGGGAAAGATCACCAACGAGATCGGTGAAGTCGCCGACGTTCGTCAGGGCAAGGATACGTTTTCTGATTTCAATGGTGGAGTGGGTCATGGTTGGGCTTTTTCGGTAGCGAAACACGGCTTGCAACCGGCGCGGTTTCGGGGTCGTGGTTCCGTAAAAAAACGAAGCGTGACAAAGGTTTAGGTTGATGCTGCTGACTTGAACCCAATTTTCCCGGGCTCACAGAAATCCCCAGAGAGAGAGCACTTATGTATACAATTCATTCATTTAATATATATGAATGATGTAAGTAATATCTCTCACACACATTTTTGTTCTCTATAATAATAATAATCTGGTTCCAATAGATATATTTATAAAGAGAATCAACGACTTAGCGCGGAACCGAATGCGGAACTTTCCGGGAACCAGACGGTTTCACGGTTCCTTGCTTAGGTGGTCGCACAGGCTCAGCCATCACCGTGATCCGGTAGGTGCCGTTGTTCAGGTCCCTGAAGCTGAAGCGGCGGCCCAGCTTGTGGCTCCACATGCTGCAAAGGGTGGCAACATTCCCGGCAACGCATGTCGGGCCCTCCTCAACCTCACAGAAGTCGCCAATGTTCTTCATGAGCCTGAAGGGGATCAGCAGCCGGTCAATGTTGTGGTGACCTCGACCGCTTTTGTCGAAGTAGGTGTAGACGCGAGGCATGCGCATGGTGAAGTCCAGATAGTTGAGTGGCGTACATCCTAACATAAAATAGATGACTCATAACTGTTCACGCAACATCCCCCGAAACCTCTTGCTCAAATCCGGGCGAAATGGGCTAGAATTTCAATCAGATTTGATCAAGTGGGGCCCGGATGGTCGATTACTTCACAATGCAAAACGTGCCCGGGAAGGTGTTCTTCCAGTGCGATCGCATGCGCGCCAAGCTATCGACGGCGGCTTGTGAGGCCATGTGGCGCAAGGCGGATGAGTTCAACGACGGCACCAATGGAACGTGCCGGCTGTGCCCCATCGGCGCGGTGCATGCCGGGGAGGTGGCCGCCAGCATGAGCCCGCTGAAGGGGTCGATGACCTGCTCGCGGTGCCATCGGACGGCGATGCGGTTGATCAAGCGACACCTGTGTCCGAGCTGCTACAACAGGGACGCCGAGGAAAGTAAAGGGCGGAACGGCCGAGGCAAAAAGCCGGTGAAGATCGGGCGCATTGATCAACGGTCCATCCGGTACCTGCATGGCGATGAGCCTCGCACTATGGTGGTCCGGCGATCAGTGGACGTCGACGAGCTATTGGTGGCCGCGCTGAGGGACAGCCGCCAGCGCGTGACGTTCGCTTTCCATGCGCAGCCTGCTGCGATCATGCAATGGCGGTTGTGGTGAGCAGGGCCAAGCGTGAGCCCATCGAGGGCTGGTCTATTGAGCCTCACTGCTGCCGCGTGTGTTTTGGGCGTGTGCTGATGCGCGAGACGTTCGACCGGCGCAGGATCTACCGCTGCAGCAACTGCGGGGTTGAGGCTGAGGGCAGGACCGCTGCCGCTATCTGCGCATGCGGGATCAAGCTCAAGACGGGCGTCGATGCGGGGCTGCGGTGTGAGACTTCTGATGCGCCAACACCAGAGTTTCCAAGCGAGGTGGTTGTGCGCCAGGCTGAGGTGCCACCACTGAAAACAGCTACCTAAGCTGATGATCTGTGGTCGCAAACCCAGCATTCATGCGGCATTGCGACCGATAGACCAATAGTTCGGGCGCACATAGGGCGCACATTGATTATTTATGACCAACAAACCCAACACGATGCGATGCGCGGTCTGCGGCCGGGCCCTTGCCCGAGCTGCCGCGCTCAAGGGTGGCCAGCCCGTTGGGCGGATCTGCGCGATCAACAAGGGCCTGCTGCAGGTCCGAGCGCGCAGCACCCAAGGCGAGCTTGACCTGGGCGTCACGCTGGCACCGGTGAGCCACCCGGCGCCGTGCGCAAACACCATCGACCTTTTCGAGGCTGCCACATGAACCTCAACGGATACACCTTCCGCTACACGGCCAGCCTGGCGCGAGTGGCCAGCATCATGGACCTGATGCAGGCGAGCCCACGAACCCGCGCCGAGCTGGCTGCAGCCACCAGCATCGGCATCAACGCCATGGGGCGCTACCTGGCCGCGCTCAAGGCAGAGGACAAGATCCACATTGCCGCATGGCGCCAGAACTGCCCGGGGAGCCCAAGCCCGGTCTATGCCGCGGGCCCCGGCAAGGACAAGCGCAAGCCGCGGCCGATGACCGAGGCGCAGAAGCAGAAGCGGTCTCGCGAGAACAACCCCGAGCGCGTGATCAGGGATACCCAGCTCAAGCGTCAGGCCAGGTCCAAGCTGCAGCGTGACCCGCTGACGGCGGCATTGTTCGGGGCGGCGGCGTGAAGCGCCTGCGCGCTGCCTTGCTGGCCCTGTGGTTGCGGGTGCTGGCCGGCTGCCTGCCCTACGTGCTGGGTCCGGATGCTCGCGGCGCCATGTTGGCGGCCTGGCACAGGTGGATTCGGTGACCGCGGCCTGGCTCATCAAGGCGGCGTGACGCCACACTGCCACCATGGACGACACCGACACTTTCGAGCCATTCCGCCTGCCGGATGAGGACAGCCACCCGGCCACCATCGCCGCGCGCCTGATGCGTCACCCGGTCCACCAGCACCTGGGCGACAACGACGTGTCGTTCGGGTGGCTGATGCGCATGGACGAGAAGCGCAAGGGCGGCAAGGTGGAGTTGGGCAGCGTGCACGCTGTCAAGACCATGGCACAAGGCGGGTTCAAGGATCTGTTCCTGCAGTTGCTGGAGCGCATGCTGGGCCACCTGCCCGAGTTCATCGTCGTCATCAACCACGCATGGTGGGAGCAGGCCACGGATGAGCAGCGCCGGGCATTGGTCTGGCACGAGCTGGCGCACGTGAAGCAGGCCCTGGACAAGTGGGACGCCCCGCGCTTTGACCGCGACGGCCTGCCGGTTTGGGCCATCGTCAGTCACGATCTTGAGGCCTTCCGCTCAGAGCTTGTCGAGTTCGGCGCCTGGCGAGAAGACATCGCCGACTTCCTCAACGCCGCCCGCACCTCTGGAGCCTGACCATGCCCTTACCCATCGCCATCTGGATCTGGTGGAGCGTCATGCTCGGCCTGCCGAAAACTTCGCGTCGGCATGACACAAATGATCAAAATTGATTCATAATCGAGGCGCGTGCCGGGCGCTTCCCGGTGATCACGTCAACCACCATGAGCACCACCGACCAATCCATTGAGGCCGAGATCCAAGCCAAAGGCCTGACGGCGCCGCGAGTGACGCCGGAGGACATCGCGGACGCCATCGTCGGAACCTACTGGTTCACTGCTGCTCAAGGCGCGCACAACGCCGGCTACCGCCTGGAGCCCGACGCACAGAGTCATCCGCTCCAACTGCTGACCTTCTGTGTGCTTCAGCTTCGCAACGGTTTCACCGTGACGGGCGAGTCTGCGTGCGCCAGCCCCGAGAACTTCAATGCAGACATCGGCCGCCGCATTGCCCGTGACAATGCTATCGCCAAGGTCTGGCCCCTGCTGGGCTACGCCCTGCGTGAGCGCCTGGCACAAGGCGGTGCCGCATGACCCGTGACGACATCATCTGCATGGGGGTGCGGGTTGGGCTCATCAAGAGCGTCAAGGTCGAGGGTCGCGACGGCTACGTCACGCCGGGGCTCACATCGGTCGAGATCGTGAGCGATGAGGTTGCCCTTGAGGCTTTGGAGCGCTTCGTCGCCGCTGCCGTCGCCGCCGAGCGCGAGGCCTGCGCGGTTCTGGTCCAAGAGATCAGCGACGTCTACAAGGGCCCCGCGATCGCCGCCGCCATCCGCGCCCGTGGCGCTTCGCCTCAGCGATGCACTGCATGCGGATACCAGCACGGCCACGCCATCGGGTGCGTCAACAACCCGGTTGACATCGCCATCAACGCAAGGAGCGCAGCATGACCACCTTCACCCGCGAAGACTTCGAGCACGCGGCACGGTCCATCGGATGGCGGCTGGTCGCATTCGATGGCGTGACGCCCGTGGTCCAGGTCCATGATGGCGCTCGCGCCTTCGGATGGCGCCCCCATGCTGACGACGGCGACGCGCTGCGGCTGGCGGTCAAGATCGGGCTTGGGATACTGACCAAAGTCAACAATGCTGCGCATGTGGCTGAGCGATGCCTTGGTGTGTGCGACATCCACCAAGTGAACTATGGAGCTGCAGGTGACGAATTTGCTGCCACGCGCCATGCCATCTTCCGCGCCGCCATCGCCATCGGGAGGGCCATGCCTGCGCCCGAGGTGCGCCCGACCGAGGCGCCAGGCCCGCAATCCATAGGCGAAACCTCCTCAGATCAACAGCTTGAGACGCTGAATCGGGTTGACGCGCCATGATCGACCCAGACCGCCCCCTGCCGCCCGAGCCCGAGATGCTGACCAAAGTGCTCCACGGCGGTCGGCCCATCGTGGCGTGGGTTTGCCCGGTGTGCGCCGCTGCCTGCAAGGGCGGCAAGTCGGAATCCTGCCAAGAACCAGAACTTAGGGCCGTGTGCCCAGGATTGAAACCATGAATCAACAGTTAAATAATCCTGAACAGTTCCCAAAGGCGCACAAGTGCGTCGTTTGCGGGCTTCCTACAAACCAACCTTTTTCGTCATTCATGGAGCACTTCGCTTTTTACGAGCCGGGGCAACTCCAATACTGGCGCGGAAACATCACGATGTTTGGCTTCTGGTCCGGCCTGATGGCATCAATTTGCATCAGCTTCCCATTCATCAACACGATAGTTCACTGGCGTCACCGCAAGTCACAACTCGTCATACCCGTCCAGAAATGAACCTGTTCAACTTCATCGCCCGTGGCACGGCCGGGGCCAAGACCGACGCCGACCGGCGCCAGGAGCGCCTGGACCAGAAGGCCGAAGAAGCCCGCGCCCTGTGGATCCACTCGCTGCAGGTCGACGAGATGCGCGCGTGGGCGGACCTGGGCGAGTCGCAGCACAAGACGCTGTCCGGCTTGGCCATCCTGCTGACCATCGCGGGCTTCTGCCACGTGCACGACGGTGGCACGGTCGAGACGCCCGAGCTGCGCATCATCCGGGGCGCGATCAGCACGATCGAGACCTGCGGCCATCGCCAGGGTGTGATCAGTGACATCGACGTGATCACGCTGCAGGGCGCATGCACCCGGGCAAAGGACATCATCCGCAAGGCCAGCGTGAAGGCCATCCTGCACGCGGCCGTGTCGATCCGTGAGGCGGTGGGGGAGGCGGCATGAGCGCGGTCTACGGTTGCCACAACCGGGCGCCACTCAAGGACAAGGCCGTGGTGCAGGCTGGATGGCACCGCATCATTCACCCTCACACCGAAGCGCGAGTCATTACGACCATCCCCGACCCCATGACCAAGGACTGCCAGTACACCCATTCGGACCTGGGGCATGCCGATGCGCGATGTGCGGGATGCCGTCACAAGGCGGGCCTGCTCGCGCCCGAGGCCAGGCCATGAGGGTGATTTTCCTCGACATCGACGGCGTGCTCAACAGCACCAAGACGTGCGTGGCCTTCGGTGGCTTTCCGCTGGAGCTCCACCACCTCGACGCCTTCGATCAGGTGGCCATTCGCCTGCTGCGCCGCCTGTGCGACTCATCCGGAATCCAGATTGTCCTGTCGTCGACATGGCGCAAGACGCACCACTGGCACGACGTGGGCCAGGCCCTGGGGCTGCCGATCATCGGTGACACGCCTGTTATGCTGGGCCCGCGCGGTGAGGAAATCTCCGCCTGGTTGACCCTGCACCCCGAGGTCAATGCCTACGCCATCATCGACGACGACAGCGACATGCTGCCCGACCAGATGGAGCGCTTTGTCCAGACCGACGTGCACGAGGGCATGACCTGGGCCGACTTCCAAAAGCTCTGCGCTCTGTTCGGTGAGTCGCCCTACGCTGGCGAGGTGAGGAACCGCAGCTGGATGGATGGGCCAAGCAAGCCAGCGCTTGCATGGATGTGACCAAACACCGTGCCGGCCGGTTGCCGGTGATTTTCTCAAATTCGATATGACGAACCCAATCACCCAATCCCTGAAGATCACCATCTGCGAGAGCGCGGACGATGCCGTGGCCAAGGGCTACGACTGGAACAAGGTCACGCCAGAAGTGAAGCCCATCGAAGTGAAGGAGGTCGTGGTGGTACGAAACGGCATGGTTAGCGGCGCGGCCACAGTCGACTTCCTGCTGGAGGATGCCACGGGCCAACGCTTCGTCTTCATGATCACAGGCAACCTGCTGAAGTCGATCCCTTGCTGAATCTGACTGCCAATCTGATGACCTGACGCCACGACGCCCCTGCAAACGGGGCGTCTTGCATTTCCGGGCGCACCTTGGGCGCAACCACACCGACAAAATGTCGTGACGTCATGATGCGGGGCACAAGGAGCCACCCATGACGACGATCAAGAGCACATCCACGGACGCAAACGGCAAGCTGATTTTCTGGATCGAGGGCGACTACGCCTTTAACATCCAGCGCGACGCCACCACCGGCAAGCCCCTGCAGGTCCGCGCCACCAGTGGCGGCCGACCCGGATACGCTGGTGTGTTCAACTACGACGGCTCCGGCAACTTCCTGAGCTTCGTGGGTGAAGTGCCATCGATGCTGCTCCAGTCGATCATCCTGGAGGCTTCATCGGGATCGGCCGGCGGCTCCGTCACCGTCGTCAACAACCTCACGAGCACGAGCACCACGTCGGCCCTGTCGGCTGCGCAGGGCAAGGCGCTGCAGGACACCAAAGCCCCCCGCGGTGGCCCTGGTGCTGCCCTGGGCGCCACCTACACCGCCATCGAAGCTGACGACGGCAAGATCTGGCCCACGCCTGTGAACGTCGCCGTCACCGTCAACACCGGCCTGCCCTCGGGCTTCGGCCAGGGCTTCTCTGGTGCGGGTGTTGTGTCGTTCACCGGCACGGCTACCGTCACCGACAAGCGCACCACCGGCGCCACCAACCCGGTCTGCTCCCTGGTCAACATCGGCACCAACACCTACGAAATCTGGGGCACCAAGGCATGACAGTCCGCCCATTCATTCTGAGCGCGGTGGCGGCGGCTGCGGGGGCGGCGGCTGTGACTCCCAGCACGCAGAATTACGACTACGCCGCGATGGCTGGCGGCATCCTCGGTGTCAAGGACGAACTGACCAACATCGCGCAAACACGGGGCTCCAACTCGTACCGCACGGTTTGGGCTGGGCGCATCACCGGCACGGCAGCTCGGCTGCGGTTCGCAAACGGATCCCCCACTGGCGCGCTACTGGTGAGCATCGACGGTGCAGCGAACGCGACGTGCGCAAACACGGGAGACACCTACACCCTGTTCACTGGCTTGGCGCAGGCCGAGCGGGTGGTGATCGTCAGCATTGGGCAGGCTTTCGGTAGTTCTGGCTACTGGACCAAGGCATTCACGGATGCGCTGCAGGTCGATGGTGCGCCACCTTCGATCTATGTCTACCCCTACATCGTTGATTCGATGGAGACGGATGCAAACACGGTAGCTGCCAGCTCCTATGTTGCCGCCCCCACGGCGAACTATCGCCCGACAACAATGGTGCTTTCTGCAGGTCAACCTCACGGGAACAACTCCCCGTCTGTGCGCTTCAGAACGTCCGCAACAGAGGCAACGATCTATACCGTCGCCCGTTATGTGTATGTGTCAGTCGATGGGGCCGCACCTACCCGATATGACACAACCACTGCCGATGGCCTCATGCGCACTCAGCGGCTGACGCTGAGCGGTACGCACACCTACAACATCTGGACCAATCGTGTCGGCGGATCATGGGGGCAGGCGTTCTCAGTTGGTCTAAATGCTGCGACAGTGGCGCTGCCGTCAAAAGCGCGAATGTTTCAGATCGGAGACTCCACAACGGCAGCAGACACCCCTTCTGGTGGCGGGAAGATTCTTACAAGCACAGGCGAATCCGATGTTTTTGGTATTGCCGCGACACTTGGTTTTGCCGGATCAAACAACGGTGTGTCAGGCAAGACGTTGTCTGGACTGAACACAGACATTGCAGCCGTGCTCGCAACTCTACCGACCCCAGGCGCAAGCGACGTGTGCGTGCTGGCCATTGGGCGGAACGACGTTGGAGCGGGGGCAATGGACGCCACAAGACAGACCCACTACACCAACATTGTCAACGCGTTTTTGGCCAAGGGTTTTCAGCGGATCATTTGCCGAGGCGTACCGCCAGAGGGTGGGCAAACTTGGTCAGCCTTCAACGGGTCGGTGCAGTCGTTGGTGACTGGGCTGGCTGATGCCCGCGTGAAATTCTGCGACACGTCGGCCTGGTCTGGTATCCAGACCATTGACGGAACGCACCCGGACGATGTCGGTTATGCCACGATCCGTGGTTACGCGGTAGCGGCATACCCTGCGCTGATTGCGTGACACACCTCCCAACCATAGCCCTTCCTTACAAGTCATGACCATTCGCCAGTTCATCCTATCTGCGGTCGCTGCGGCAGCAGGGGCTACGTCGGGCGCTACTCAGGCTGAGCCACTTGTCGGCGTCAACATGGCTGGGGAGTATTCGTACACGAAGAACCAGACATTCGTGGACATGCTCCACCAGGCGAACGAGTTCAAGACGTTCGCTGACCCCTTCGGCGCTGCGCTGGCAACAGTCGGCGCTGACGGGTGGCCTGTCGGGTCGTTTTCTGTGGTCATGATGGACGGCAGTGCTGTTGCGTCGAATGGCGGCACCTATACCATCGCATTTGAGGGTACAGCCACAATCAGCAATGCAGGAACCCACGGCACGATCAGCAACGTGCGGACATCTGGCACCTACACCCTTGCCGATCTGGCGTGGCCGGCCGATGGCACAGTGATGGCGCTCAAGTTTGCGGTCACCACTGACGTGAAAAACCTGCGGGTGATCCGCCCCGGTTACGACTGGGCTGCGCCACCGATCTTCACGACCGGCTTCCTGAGCCACCATGCGCCTTTCAAACTCATCAGGTACATGGACTTCAACCACGCGAACTCGCAGCGCGGGACGACGCCTGCTGCCCTGAGTGGGGCAAACAGGCCGACGCCATCGACGCGCCGGGTGTTTGGCGGCGGGAGCCCGGCACTCCAGAGTGGACCTCCGATGGAGTTCTCCATCGCGTTCTCTGAGCTTACGAACAGCGATATGTGGATCAACATCCCGTACCACGCTGACGCGTCCTACTGGACGGCCATTGCAACGCTGCTGCGTGACACCACGACGAAGAACCAGAAAATCTACGTGGAGTTTTCCAACGAGGTCTGGAACCCAACATTCGAGCAGTATTTCCTCTGCACCGCTGAGCGCACCGCCGTGGTCGCTGGCGGCGGCGTCTCCAAGATCAAGGACGACGGCACGACCAACACGCTAGTGCTGCACGCTCGCTTGGTTGCTGAAAAAACGGTGAAGATCGCGCAAGCGTTTGAGGCTGTGTTCGGCTCTGGCGCCATGATGACTCGCATCAGGCCCGTGTTTGCCTACCAGATCGGCGGCGGTCAGGCATACGTCGAGAACGCCCTGGAGTTCATCAAGGCCAACTATGGGCCACCTGCCAGCTACATCTGGACCATCTCTGGTGCGCCCTACTACAACCTTAGCAACCGCAAGGACGAGGTGTTCGCCACGGCTGACATCGCTCTGGACGTGCTGCAGGCGGGCCTGGATGTGGCCCCAGGCATCGACGGGTCAGGCGGGGTCTACCCTGCCTACGAGTACGAGCGTTTCATGGCCACGGCGGCGCGGTTCGGGCTCAAGGCGCCACTGGCCTACGAGATAGGTTTCGACACCGCAGCGGCCACGCACCCGACTGCCACTCGCCCCGTACTGTCGGAGGCCAACGCATCGCCACGCATCACGGCCATGGTCAATCAGGCCATCGCTGACTGGCAAAAGGCGGGCGGCGGGGCTGTGGCTTGGTTCACCTCGGGCAGCACAAACTCCTGGGGCAGCGAGTACGGCTCGTGGGCGCTGACTGAGGGCGGCATCACGAACTACGGCAACAAGTACAACGCCGTGGCCGCGCAAGCCGCCGACACCACGCCAGAGACAGTCGTCGGCATCCACCCGGTCGGCACGACTTTCGAGGGCTACGAGATCACGTCCCGCCGCACCTCATGGACTGACGGGGACCGAAACGCCACGGAGACGTGGTACCGGGCGGGAGATGTGCGGGTCTACTCGATCACTGCCCCTGCTGACGGCATGATTCAGGTGATCCTGAACGGCAACGGCAACGCCAACATGCAGTTCAAGGCTGAGTTCAACGGTGCGGTCTTGAACGCCAACTTCGTGATGCCAAGCAGCACTGCGGACCTCGTGATCGGGACCGTGATGGCGAAGAAGGGCATCAACTGCCTGCTGATCACCGACGCCGTTTTTGTGAGCGGTGGCAGCGCCCGCATTCAGACCATCCGCACAGTCGCCCTCTGATCACCAGATGGATAGGCTGTTGATCTGGCCGCGTTTCCCCACGGTGACGTGGCCAGGCGCAGACTTCGGGCGCAGGTCGGGCGCCTTCGCGTGATAGCGCGCGTTGATAGTTCGTGACGCTATCATTGCGCCATGGCTGAAAAACTCGACCCCCGCATCAAGGCCCAGTTCATGGAGTCCGTCGCGTCGCACTTGGCGACGGTGGGCTCCAACAACTGGAAGGCGCTGCTCGACAAATACCCTGAAGTCGCTGAACCCACCAAGTGGCGATGGATCCGGGCCGCCAAAGCGGCCGACGTGCCGCGGCCTGAGCTGATCAACGCCAAGGCCAAGCTGGTGCAGAAGGTCAAGAAGCTGCCCAAGGATGCACGACGTGTCGAGGCCGAGGCCAACGGCACAGAGAAGATCGCCCGTCACCTCCCGGCGGCACCCAGTCCGTCCTACATCGCCAAGCATGGCGAGGCCGGACTTCAAAACCTGGACTTCGTGGCCGAAATCCACGCGCTTTATGCGGACGCCCAAAAGCTGCGCGCCTACGCCATGAAGAACAAGGTGGATGCCGATTCCGGCGAGGTGACTGAGGTGATCAACAACCCGGCCGCTTTCGACAAGTCGATCATTCGACGCGCCAGCCTGCTGGAGACCGCCATCAAGGCAGTGCAGGAGGTGTGGGACCTGCGCACCATGCAGGTGTTCTACGAGACCATCATCGAGGAGATCGGCCGGGAGTCGCCTGAGTGCCAGCGGCGGATTATGCAGCGCCTGGCGGAATTGAACTCAAAACAGGGTTTTACAATGTCGATGCGGGTCTAAGCCATGGCGTTCGCACACGGAGGAGCCCACTACAAGCCCACGGGCCTGGGGCGTGGCAACCGGCGTCAGATGCCGGACTTTTCAGGTGGGCTTGGCCAGGCTTTGGCTGAGCTTGAGCGCAAGACCGGGTTCAAGATCGACGAGGTCGAGGTCATTCCCGACGGCATGACGTTCCGAGAGTGGTGTGAGGACCTGGGCCGCAAGGGCATGACCGTGGACGGCAAGCCCTTCACCCTGGACGACCGCCCGGCCATGGCCTGGATCTACGACCAGATCCCCAGCACGCGCGAGGAGGCCTATCGCTACGTGCTCGTGCTCATGAAGTGCGCTCAGGTGGGGTTCACGGTCATGGAGATGCTGGCCACGATATACCTGGGCATCAAGTTCGGCCCGTGCATCGTGGGCATGTTCTTGCCCGACATGAACCTGGCCGGCCTGAAGTCCTCCGAGCGGTTCATGCCCATCGTGCGCAGTGTGCCTGTGGTGCACGCGCTGATGACGCAAGACGCGGCCGACGGGTCCGGGCGAAAGAACGGCGAGGGCAACGTCAACCGACGGCGCATCGACAAGGCCCTATTCATCTTCTCGTGGACGTCCGGCCGGGCCACCACCGAGTCGATCCCAATGGACATCCTGAGCTTCGATGAAGTGCAGGAGATGACGCTGGAGCAGATCGAAAAGACCTATGAGCGGGTGAGCGCCAGCCAGGTGCGGTTCATGCTCATGGGGTCGACCGCCAACTGGCCGGATGCCGACATCGACTTCTGGTACAAAAAGGGCACAAAGCACCAGTTCCACACCAAGTGCCCCACGTGCGGCACAGCCAAGCCCCTGGACGACTATTTCCCCGAGTGCATCCGCTGGGACAAGGACCGTGAAATCTACCGCTACGTGTGCCCGAACGGCCACTGGCTGGAAGACACACAGCACGGCGAGTGGGTGGCGGAGTTCCCCGAGCGCGACCGGGGCCCCGAGGTGGACGTGCCACTCAAGGAGCGGCGCCTGCGCATCAGGTCGATCCACTTTCCGCAGTACCTGAGCCCGACGATCAGCGCCGACGAAATCATCACGGCCTACAACACCGCGTCCGACATGAAGAACTTCTTCAACCGGAAGCGCGGCAAGCCCTACGTGGACCCGAGCCAGGTGCCCGTCACCCTGGAGCACCTGGCCAGGTGTGTCGAGGCCGGCAAGGCCCTGGGTGTGGAGTGGAAGACCCGGGCCCGCGGCACGTTCATGGGCATCGACCAGATGGGCAACTTCAACGTCCACGTGATCAAGGAGCGACTGCCCGACGGCCGCCAGGCGGTGGTGCACGTGGAGGAGACCTACAGCGCGGACCCATTCGGGAGGTCATCCGAGCTCATGGAGCAGTTCGGCGTCTCGGTGTGCGTGGTCGAAATCAACCCCAACTACAACGACGCGAAGAAATTCGCGAACCGGCATAGGGGCCGGGTGTTCATCTGCGACAGCTTCGGCGCGCTCAAGGAGGACATGATCGCCTGGGGGGATGGGCCCAAGCTGGACGCCAGCGACCGACGCACCGACGAGGAGGCGCGCGACCGCTACACCCTTCGCATGGACCAGTACAAGTGCATGCAGGTCAGCATGGCCAGGTTCACGGCCAAGGACCCGGCCTGCGTGTTCCCGGACCCTCAAGGGCTGGCGCAAGACGTCATCGAGAAGGGCAAGATGCAGACCATGGCCGTCCTGCCCCGGGCCTTCCATCACTTCACGAAAACCGCCCTGGTGGCGGAAAAAGACGAGGAAACAAACCAGTACCGGCGCCGGGTGGTGAAGGTCGGCATCGACCCTCACTTCAGCTACGCCAACATGCTTTGCGACGTCGCGTGGGCACGATCGCACGGCACGGCCACATTCATCATCCCACCAGGAGGTTCACAAGTGGCCGAGATGCGAAACAAGTCAGAGAGCATGGGCATGCACGGGCTTCCTGCCTCGGTGGCCAGCATGATGGAGGAACTGCCCGCCGGCGTGTGCGGCCGGTGCAGCGCCTTCAACCCAGACACCGGCACGTGCGAGGACCGGCAGCTGCAGGTCAGCCCGCGGGACGTGGCCTGTGTGCTTTTCGTGGCCAAGTCGTGACCGGACAATGCGGGCATGAAAAACGCACCCGTTGTCCTCTTCTTCAAGTCTCACGTCGACACCTATACCCGCAAGGATGGATCGGTGGTGCATGCGCATGACGACAAGCGGACCAAGCGCGAGGAGGCCCAGCGCGCCAGCAATGGTGGCAAAGACTGGCGCGACGAGGAGAACTGGCACTCTCGCATGCAAGGCAAGATGAAGACGCACAGCGAGGCCGAGCTGCGCTACATCCACAAGGATGCGACTGAAGCGGCAGAGATCGGCGAGAAGTCTGGCCACGACCCCAAGAAGACGGGCCAGTACCGCGACGAGGCCCACTATGCCGCCCAGGAGCTGCATAAGCGCAGCGCCGGCGTGCGTGAGGCCAAAGCGAAGTATGACCAGGATAAGGCTTCAACTGGTGGCATCAAGCCGGGCCAGTCGGTAATGTTCGAGCACCCCGAAAGGGGAAGGAAAGTCGCCGGGACCTATGTTGGAGTCAGGGACGGGCAGTCAGTTGTCCGCCATGAGGAGGACGGTGAGTTCAAAGTCAATCACGCGGATGTTTCCGCTCGGTGATGCGACATTGAGCGCCCGCCCTGCGCCCAAACCAAAAGGCCCGCTACACTTTCCCTGGTGTAGCGGGCCTTGGTCATCAGCTTGAAGGGCAGGTGTCCAGTGCATCCACGTCGAGCAGATCCACCGTGGTGTTGGCCAGCTCGTGCGAGCAGTCATCAAGGAACTGGGCCTGACCATCGTTGATCCACGAATGGCAGCGGAATTTGTGGCCTTGGGTCAGCACGCTGGGCCGCAAGGTCGGCGCGTCGGTGCTTCCGTTCCAGGTCCAGCAGCCTGTGCCCGCGCGCGTTCCGTGCTGGATCACTGGCAGAGACAGGCGGCCAGTTGGGCCAGGGATGTTCAAGGTCACGTGCGTGGCCTCTTCAATGGCGCAAGGCATGTAGCCCTCACCGTAGACCAGCTTCACTGGCAATGCTTTCATCGTCTTCTCCGTGCCCACATAGGGCGGTGTGGCTACAGGCCTAACACGTTGGTCAAGGGGACGTCCACAGGTGGCCGCCCCTTACCGCTGGGGTTATGCGTCACTTCTTGGCCGCGTTGAGCGTGTCCACCACCCAGGTGGATAAGGACTTGCCGGCGGCCTCGGCTTTGGCCTGCCACGCGGCTTTGTTGTCCGGCGGCACGCGCAGGTGCATGTGATCGCTGGCCGACTGGCTGCGGGTGGGTTTACGCCCCCGGCGTGGGGGCTCTTGGGTTTCAGCGGTCATGGCTTGGCGTTTTTGTGGGCCAGCAGCCGGGCGGCATGGGCGAGGATGGCGCGAAGCGCCTCCAGGGCCAGTTGTCTGTTTTGGTGCTGGCTTCGCTCGCTATCGACCACCACACTGACGCGGCTCGGCTTGTGCGTGACACGAACGCCGTGGGTAGTGACTGGCGCGAACCCGCCAAGCTGCTTGAGCACAACGTCAACAACGATGTCCTCTGGGTTCAGGTCTGGTAACTCATCCACTGGCGCGGGCTGCGGTGCTGGTGGGGTGGTGTAGACAGCGATGCCTCTTGGGTCGCTAGGTGCTGTGAAGAACTTTGTTGGCCCTGCATCTGCGGTGTTGATAACGACGATGTGGGCGAAAGGCTCACCCTGGGATTGACCCGCCTGCATAGGCGCGGCGCGCCCCTGATGCCCTTGAAACCCATCTGCGAGCGTCGCCGTAGCGGCCCGCTTTTCGGCAGATTGCTGCGAAGGCAAGATACTCTGCGTGCCATTGGTGCATGTGTTTTCCTTTTCGCTTGATTCGGTTTTCAACGCTGATCTGGCAATGAACTGCATTCGCTCAATAGCCGCCTCATTGCTTTCGAGATAGCGCAATCCGCCAAGGTCTCCGCTTGCGATTGCCGTCAAAGCAGCAACGTGCGACGGCTCCTGCGCCTGTTGGGCGATGGCGGCAAGTGCGTAGGCGTGCATTTGGTCGGCGGTGAAGCTGTCGAAGTAGGCGCCTGTCCCGTTTGGGCCGCGATGGGCTGCGGGTGGCAGCGGCGGCAGTTGGTTGGTGGTCATGGCTTCAGCCCCTCGTAGTGCTCCCACGCCTTCTCGATCAGCCAGTCCTCTGGCACTATCACGTCGCAGTCGATGGTGCTGATCTCGATTGCCGCTTCGCAGCCAGGGTACTCCAGCGTCATCGGCTCGGCCGGGCTGTAGGTGTAGGTCACGGTCACTGGTGCGTCGTCCTCACCGAAGCAGGTGGTGAATGTGTGGGTGGTGGTCATGTCATGCGTGGTGTGAAGTGAATGAACGCCCACAGCACCAGGCCGCAGGCCGCGTAGACGCGCAGGCGGATCATGGTGCTTGGGTGCTGGCCAGGCCGCAGTATCCGTGGGTCGGCACCTTCTCCATGGCGGTTACCTCGCGGCACGTGATTGGATCGCCTGGGCTGCTCGTGTTGAAATGGCCTTGCTCAATGCGCCGTACCGGCTTCTCGTCCCACGCGCCCCACCGCCACATGGCGCACTTATCGGCGATGCAGCGGCACGACGCTGGCACGCGCACGCCACCCAGGGCGTCGGTGTTGCATCCCGAGGCGATCGCCGTGTTGCCCTCATCATCTGCTGGGTGGGAGTGTTCGCGGCGCGCGATGCGCACCATCGGGCACCACAGTGCCTTGGCTTGTTCTGGTGTGTGCATGGTGTGTGGCCGGGCTGGGCCCGGCGGTGGTTTTGTTACAGGAGCTTGTAGCCGCCGCTGGTGTTGTCGTTTGCGACGACCCCTTGCTTGACCATCTCCTCCAGCAGGCGAGCAGCGCGGTTGTAGCCGATGCGCAGATAGCGCTGCACCAGCGAGATGGATGCCCGCTGGTGCTGAATAACGATGGCCACGGCCTCGTCATACATCGGGTCCGGGCCGTCGCCTGCGAGGTGTGGCTTGACATCGCGCGGATCCATGCCGCCATCGCTCACAGGGCCACTGGTGTAGCCGGCCTCGTCGGTGGTGGCGTCGGCCTCGTCCACTTCGGCGCTGCCTTCCTTGTATGCCAGCATGGTGCACAGTTCGGTGACGACGGCGGCCAGGGCGCTGACCTCCAGTGCGGCGGTGGCTGCCAGGCCATAGGCGCCATCGTCTTCACCGTCTGGTGTGGTGGCGAAGCCGATGCCCTTGAACTTGAAATCTTGCGTCAGGCTGAATTCAGTCTGGCCCTGGTACGTGAGCCCAAGCGCGGTGACCTCGAACGCGCCGGCGATCGCCTCCTTGATCGCGCTCTCAGCCATCTCAAGGCCGCCCATCTTGATGGTGATCTTGCGCTTTTCCTGGGCCATGGCGACTTCACCGCGGGGGTGGAACGCGCCGAAGCCTTCGCCGTCGCTGTACTCGCCCGACTCGTGCGCGAGCCAGTTCTTCAGGCGCGTGGTCAGCCCGTGTTTGACGCCAGAGACGTGGATGGTCGATGTCTTCACGCTGCCCACAGCCTGCACCAGCATGCTGGTGATCTGGTCGCACAGCTTGGTGCTGGTGGTGGGGATGATCAGGTAGCCGGTCTCGCGGTGGTGGAACACGCGGATCAGCGCGGTCTTCACAAACGCGGTCTTGGCCAGGCTGAGCACTGCTGCGTCTTTGAGATCGAGGCGGTCGACCTTGTTGGGTTTGCGTCCTTCCATCTCGATGAAGCGCTCGGTCAGGATCTTGGTTTCCTTCTGGATCGCGCTGGTGGGGATGATCTTGGTATCGATGCGGGCGCCGAAGGCCAGGCCGCCCGGGAATTCAACCACCAGGTCATCCTCGTTGACGGGCACGAAGCCGAACGATCGGATCTCGGTTGTCTGGCACTCGGTGAAGGGCTTTTCTGCCAGGTGCTCGCGCATGGCGTCGGCGGTGGGGAGCTCGGCCTGGTAGACCGTGGCGGACTTGATGAGCTGTTTCATGGTGGTTGCGCCCGAGGTGCGCCCGGGACTTGATGGTGGTTAGGTTTGCTAGGGGAAGGTGGTTAGATCAACAGATGTTGAAGCTGTTTTATCTGATCAATCGCTGGTTGCCTTGATCCCAAGAAGTGCCAGCGCATCAATCAGGACGTCATCTCCATGAGTATTTTGGGCCTCGAAGACTGCCTCCCCGTATTCTTCGTCATTGCTGACGTTGTTGTCAGCTTGATCTTGGCTTTCCTTGTATGCGACCACACAATCGCAATAAATGAAGATGTGCCCAGTGAATTCACCGGCCTTTGCTGCCGCCGACAGTTCCGCAAGGGTTTCGTATTTCATGATGGTGCCGGTTGTTGGTTGATCAATTATCGCTCACTTCATCAAAAAAGCGCAAGCTCCGCGTGTCTTTTTGTCGTGACGTCATCATGGCAACATGAGTGACCATGCCCGTTCTGTAGCACACGACCCGCGCGCGCCCGCGGATGAGCGATACGACGCGCAGGCCGAGCTGCAGAAGTCGGCCATGCCGTCCGCGCTGTCTGAGTTGATCCCGGCATCGAACATTCAGCCCATCATCGACTTCATCAACCGTGACCTGGAAGACCAGGCCATGGCGAAGGCGCTGCAGCGCTCCAAGGTGATCCAGTTCCCGTCGAACGCGGTGCAGTCTGGCCAGAAGCGCGGCATGCAGTCGGTCTGGATCGACGATCTGCAGATCAACATCAACGGCGACTGGTTCGAGCGCCCCGGGCAGTTCTCGTTCGACGCCATGCGGGGTATGGTCGACCAGACGCCCATCCTGAACGCGGTGATCATGACTCGCCAGCGCCAGGTGGCACGGTTCTGTCGTCCTCAGCGGGGCGGCAAGGGCCCGGGCTTCAAGATCGCCAGCAAGGAGAAGGTCGAGAACATCGACGCCAGCGAGCAGGAGAGCATCAAGCTCCTGGAGCAGTTCATCATGAACTCAGGCTGGGAGACACGACCACGCCAGCGCATGCGCCTCAAGCGCGACAACTTCGCAAACTTCATGGCCAAGCTGGTGCGTGACTCGCTCACGATGGACAGCATGGCGATCGAGACCGAGTGGAAGCGCGACAAGAAGCTGGGCCTGGACGGCCTGTACGCCGTCGACGGCGCCACCATCCGCCTGTGCGCGGAGGAGGGCTACCATGGTGAGGATGAGATTTTCGCCCTGCAGGTGGTGCAGGGGCAGATCCGCAGCGTCTACACCTACGACGATCTGGTCTACGTGCCGCGCAACCCGCGCACGGACGTGATCGCTGGCGGGTACGGCCTGGCTGAGACCGAGCTTTTGATTCGCGTGGTGACGGGGTTTCTGAACGCCTTCACCTACAACACCAAGTTCTTCGACAGCAACGCCATCCCCAAGGGTGTACTGAACCTTCACGGCAACTACAGCGACGACGACATCACTGCGTTCAAACGCTACTGGAACGGCATGGTCAAGGGCGTGAACAATGCCTGGACGCTGCCTGTCATGGTGTCAAAGGACCAAGAGTCGGCCGCTAAGTTCGAGAGCATTGGAACCGAGGTCAATGAACTGATGTTCGGAAAATGGATGACCTTCTTGGCGTCCATCATCTGCGCCATCTACGGCATCGCCCCGGACGAGATCAATTTCGAGTCCTTCACCACCGGCACATCCTCCCTATCCGGCAGCGACACCGAGGAGAAGATCGCCAACTCCAAGGACAAGGGCCTGCGCCCACTGCTGTCCTACCTGGAGGGCACGCTGAGCGAGTACGTGATCGGTGAGTTTTCCGACAAGTACGAACTGCAGTTCACCGGCCTGGACGAAGAGGACGAGAAGCAGGTCTTCGAGCGCAAGAAGCTGATCATGTCGGTCAACGAGATGCGCGCCGAGGACGGCATGAAGAAGGCCGACGGCAAGTGGGGTGATGCGCCGCTGAACCCGTCGCTGGTTGGTGTCTGGCAGCAGGAGGCCATGCCTCAGCAGGAGGACTACGGCCAGCCTGGTGCAGCGCCGGGTGAGGCCCCAGCTGAGGGTGACTTCGGCCAGGCTGACGATGGCGCCGATGGTGGTGATGGCGGTGGCGGTGACGGCGGTGGCCAAGACTTCGGCCAAGAAGCCGATGATGACGGCGGCGAGCAGCCACCCAAGCAGGACCCGGCGGCCATGGCCAAGGCGTTCGGCCTTCCAGTATTCAAATTCGAGACCTGATCATGAACATGCAAAGCATCTCCAAGGGCATCCTGACCGTTCTGCGCGGCCTGGGCACATCCATCAAGGTGACGGCAGCCGCTGAGACGGTTGCCGCCGTCACCAAGAGCGACAGCACCAAACTGGCGCCTGACTGCATCGGCCTGTGGGTCGGTGGCACCGGCAACGTCGTGGTGACCATGTGGGATGGCTCCACGGCCACGTTCACCGCAGTGCCCGCTGGCACCCGCCTGGACATCAGCCCCATGCTGGTCATGAACGCAACCACGGCCACGGCCATCGTCGCACTGTACTGATGACGTTCCAGAAGCCAAAGCCCCAGCAGGATCCCGAGCCGCGCGGTGACGTGGAGGTGGGCGACCACCTCTATGTGCACCACAAGGGCCAGCCGTGCACCGGCCGCGTGGCAGCGCACGGCCGCCATGGCGTGACCGTGGAGATTGACGGCAAGCACCACTCGGTCAAGTGGGACAAGGTCCTGGGGCACAAGAAGCGAGCCGCCCAGCGCTACAACATCATCGACCAGGGCGAGGATGGCATGCTGGTCGAGGACGGTCAGGGCAAGCGCCGCTTCATTGGCGTGCCGAACGAGTCGAAGGAAGATCCCATGGTTGCAAAGTCTATGCCGGCGCGCTCTGTGCTGCTGTTCACCAAGTCTGCCCCCGCCAGCACCTACACCGGCGGGCCCGGCCTGCAGAAGAAGCAGATCACCGACAAGCGAGGCGTACAGACCACCAGATGGGTGAGCGTCGACCGCGGCGGCCCGCCTGCGCAGCGCGGTCAGCACGTCGGGTTCGAGAACGGTGAGCACAAGGGGCATGGCGAGGTCATTGCTGCCGGCCAGCATGGTGTGACCGTGCGCGACGGCGCCGGCGGTGAGCACCGCGTGCACCACGAGAAGGTCACGCACCACTGGAAGGGTGACGACGCGCCGGATGCGTCGCCGCATGAGCAGCGGCCTGACGACACCAAGCCTGGCCAGGCTGGCGACGAAAAGGTGGGAGATCAGCTATTTGACCCGAAGGTGATCGATGGCCTGCCTGACATTGTCAATCAGCCGGTGAACACTTGGGAGGACCTGGTCCAGCACGGCACAGAGGGGCTTGCTCAGTTCAAGGACCTGATGGGCAAAGTTCAGCAGTCCATGGGCCTGAAGTCCGGCATGAAGCCAGAGGACATCACGCCTGAGCAATGGGGCAACGACGACGGGTTCCTGTTTATCGCCCCCCTGAAGGGCGAGAAGAGGGCTCGCGAGAAGGTTAAAGCCGACTACGCCACGAAGGAGCACCCAGAAGGCGACTGGTCGCAATTGCGAGACATTGTCCGCGGCACGATCAGCGTGCCCAGCATGGGCCACGTGAAGCAAGTGATCGGCCACTTGAAGGCTGCCGGATTGGAGATGGCGCAAAAGCCAAAAAACCGTTTCGAGAAACCGACGCCAGAGGGTTATCGCGACCTGATGACGTTCGTGCGCTTACCCAACGGCATGCTGGCCGAGCTCCAGATCCACACCAAGGTAATGACCCTGGCCAAAGAAAAGGGCCACAAGCACTACGAGGTGACGCGATCGCTGCAAGGAAAGTACAACGAGGGCAAGCCGAGCGACAAGTGGGATGATGAGGATCACACCAAGTTTTACAGCGCCTTCAAGGCTCAGAAGGACATCTACAGCGAAGCGTGGAATAAGGCCAACGGATCGACCGATAAGGCATTGATCAAATCCGATCACGGCACTACAATGCAATTGTTGTTTTTCAGGGTGTCCAAATGATCTACATCGAAAACGAAGGCGCTTTGTTCAGGGGTCCCGCACGAGCCTGGCCGCGCGAAGTCTGGAACGGTAGCGAGTTCGCGCCGTACAAGGGTCAAGTCCCCAAGGACGTCGAATGGGGTGACGAGATCGATGAGGCCGCAGCCCAGCGCCTGATGGGCCAGGGTCAGCAGCGTGGTGAGCAGCAGCCCGAGCAGGCCAACAAGGAACCTGCGTGATCCTGTTCTTCAAGGGCCACGTCGATGGCTACACCAGGCGGGACGGCACCTCTGTTCGTCCTCACTTCCGCCGCGCCGATCAGTTTGCCGAGAAAGCCCACGCCGGGCAGACCCGCGGCAACGGCAAGACACCCTACATCACTCACCCGCGCGCCGTGGTCGCCATCCTGCATGATGCAGGCATCACCGACGAGGCCATGCTGCAGGCCGCGCTGCTGCACGACACCATCGAGGACTGCGGCGTGACGCACGCCCACCTGGTGGCCGAGTTCGGCCATGACGTGGCGGATCTGGTGGCTGAGCTCACCAATGATCCGGCCGTGCCATACGCTGGCAAGACGGCAGCTCAGGCCACCAAGGCTCGCACGATGAGCGCACGCGCAGCGGCCGTGAAGATCGCCGACAAGGCAGCGAACCTGCGCGACATCCTGAGCGATCCTCCGAACTGGAGCACCGAGCGCAAGCGCAAGTATTTCGCCGACGCGCGCCAGGTGGTGCAGGCCATGGGCACCCAGCATCCGGTGCTTGTTGATATTTTTGAGCAAATTTACAACAAGGGTGTTGCGCAACTCTGATCTTTTTAGGTTATGATTCGTTCATCGCGAAGTCAGGGCCTCGGCCCGATGCAGCGAGTAGCAACACGGCCGTAAAGCTCGGCGCCGGAGACGTACACGGCTGGAACCACGGGAAGACGTGGCGCTTGGTGCCTACCGGAGCATCGCTGGCGATACAGCGATAGGGACGGAAGCGGGTGTGAGCCCCGCCTTGATGACCTGGCGCAGTTCGGCTAGGGCCTTCAAGCGAGAGCATCATGCGAGAGCCGCCAGAGGCTGGCGGGCACGAAAGTGCAACGGCTCGAACGGCCGCGCGATTCGACCTTCGCAGACATGGTGCTTTCACTTGAAGGTGAAAGATCGAAACCAGATCGCACGGGGCACATCCACCCATAGGCTCTGCCACAATGGTTCTTTGATGTGCGTAAACAAGGGTTTTGTGAGACGACCCGTGCCACCCCAGCCTGAATCTTGGCTTCCCAGCCAGGGCCTTCAGGTCTTCGCTCCATCCGGGCCCCGGCCACTGTCACACGGATGTTGAGTGAAGACCCGAGGGTGATAGACGGCAGACCCGGCGTGAGCTGATCACAAGCGCTGGCCGCACCGAGACAACCTGGGCGACACCTCCTGACGGTGAAACCCCCAGCGCACCCTCAACCAATTCACCTGGGCTTTGATCGGCCTGCAGTGGAAAATGATCGTGTGGGCTTCGGCCCTGAAAGTTGACGTAGATGTGTGCTGGACGGCGGTTCGATTCCGCCCAGGTCCACCAAAGGCGCATAGCGGATAAAGGCTACCTGGTAGATGAACCCAGTAAGCCCCAACCTGAAGCTGTGCTCCTTTGATGGGCCTGACCTGGTTTCGACAGCGCAAGGAAGCCGACACCGACGATCCGAATGGGCGTCTGCCGTAAGCAGAGCAAACAAACGTAAATGCCAATGACAGCACTTACCTGGTTCGCGCCGCAGCCTAACCGCTGACCGCAACCGGAGCCCCCCGCCGCTCGGCAACAGAAGGCGGGGACCATCATCTCAGCGGCGGCGTGGATGGGCACGCATGACGGAGACATATCGACCGATGGAATGGGTGAGGTGGAACAAGCATCCGCCGTAGCCGCCATGACCGATGCGCCGAAAGGCTGGCAGTGCGTCGATAGCAGGCATCAAGCCCTGCCCGCTGAGATGATGGTGCGTGTCTCGGGAACGGCAACCGAGCCCCTGGCCAAGGGGACCTATGCAGGTTCGAGTCCTGCCGCACCGTTCATTTCCCCCCTGCGGTCGCCCCGTGCGACCTTCGACCCGCACCAGGCAACTCGTGCGGGTCTTTTTTTGTCGTGATGCGACACTGGCTGTGCTTGATGGCAACCGTCTGCGGTTCATTCGGGACGTAAAGGCCGCAGTTCAGCACGGCGACGTCGTCCTTGGTAAGGGCGGCGGCTCCTCTTGGTGGTTCGCTGCCAATCCGCTGGGGCTGAGCCGTGAGGCCGGGGTGGGTGACTGCCCCGGCCTTTCGTTAGTCAGGCGTATGCCCAGTATGTGCCGGCGCACTTGATGGAGCGTTTGATTGCCCTTGTGATGTTACTTGGGCACCTATTTACAGAAATTGCGGCGTCTTTGCACGACGGAAACATTTGATTGGTGTCTGTCCTAACCACTGGCCTGCATGGTTCGTGTTTTTGCTTCTCAGGCTTGCTGAATCCTCGCTTTGCATCCCATGTTGATACGACCTTTTCCCTGATCTTTCCTGATGCCCAGTGCTGGAGCATCTTTGTTCGGCGCTTTTCATTTGCTGCCTTGGTGTGGACTTTCGCAAGAATTTCTGCCTTCTTCTTTGGGCTTGCGAATTGCTCTTTTTTTGTTTTGCTTATCTTGTCGGCAACCTTTGGGTTTGTGGCGGGGTTGCCAATTCCGCCCCACCTGCTGAACTCACGTGAGTTCATCAGCGTCCGACCGCTTTCAATTAAAGCGTATCCGACAGCAGCTTCCATTGATTCCGCAACCTCAATGGTCTTCTTCCTGCTTATGAGGCTGAGCGTCTCAATAGGCATCACCCATGCAATCTGCATGATGAAGTCTTCCGGCCCGTTCTTCTTCCACGCTCTTTGCAGCCATCTGTTGTGATGGTGCCCAGCATTCAAGCTGTTGACATGCTCGTGAAGGATGCGGTGTCTCAGATTGATGGTCTGCCCAACATACGAGGCACCCGATCTTTTTGACGTGATCACATAGACGCATGGCGCGTCAATGTTCAGGTGTGGTCCATCGTGCAACGCTGATACGTTCATGTCGTGACTGTATCGTATTTGGATGGGCTTCCTTGTTGATCTGACGTCTGTTCCAGACCATTTGTGCAACCACACGCTTGACGGGCTGTATAAGGCATTATCTGACGGCCACGGCCACGACCTGGACGGCATCTGGTTGCCCATGGATAGCCCGCTGCTGGCGCGCATGGTGGAGCTGTTCACCCAGCGCGGCCTGGCGCGCATGGATGCGTTCCGCACCGAGCTGATGGCCTGGGCCTCTGGTGCCCGCCACACACCGGGTGAGCGCATCGCCCGCCCAGCCGGCGCCATGGAGCGCTGGAGCGACGCTGAGCGCTCTCTGGTCAAGCTGTACCTGGAGCACCTGCCGCCTGGTGAGTGGACGCTGGACGATCACATGCTGTCGGTGGAATTTCTGTTTCAGCGCTACCTGCCGGCCGATGACCTGCGCACCGAGGCCGAGTGGCTGAGCACCAAGGCCAGCATCATGGGGCGCGTGCAGGCCAGCATGGAGAGCGTCACGCACGATCAGGCTGACGTGCTGCTGGCGGCCATGCCCAGCACGGTGGCCGACGCGCTGCAGTTCGGCGGCACGCGCACACAGAACGCGACAATGGAGTTCGCCCGAGAGCGGTGCGCGGAGAACGTGCGTGCACTGTCCGAGGATGTACGCCACCGCATGCGCACCGTGATCGCGCAGCACGTGGAGGCCAAGACGCTGGGCCTGCCCGAGGTGAGCGGGTCGTCGCTGGAGACGAAGCTGCTCGATGCCTTCGGCACACTGAACCGCGACTGGCGCCGCATCGCTGTCACCGAAGCTGGCAACGCGCAGACCACGGGCTACATTGCCAGCCTGCCCATGGGCGCCAAGGTCAAGCGCCAGGAGCAGTACAAGGGCGCCTGCGCCTTCTGCCGCAAGATCGACGGCAAGGTGGTCGAGGTGGTGGACCCGGCGCGCGAGGACAAGGACCCAGAGGCCATGATCTGGCTGGGCAAGGACAACATCGGCCGGTCGGCTTCGCCCCGCAAGCGGGTGGGGGATCTGATGGTGGAGCGTGAGCCTCACGAGATGTGGCAGATCCCAACCGGCCTGGTGCACCCCCACTGCCGCGGACGCTGGGTACCCATGATCCAGGACCGGCCCGGTGACGACAAGGACTTCGGCGACTGGATGCGCGAGACACTTGGTGGCGACAAGAAAGGACAATCGTGAGGTTCATTTTCTTCAAGGCTCACCCAGCCACGCAGGCTATGAGTTCAGCGGCCAAGCCCACCGACCTGAACGAGGGCGACATCCGGCGCAACCCTGGTGAGCCTGACGCTGAGCAGGCGGCGGCCAGCACCTACAACAAGCCGCGCATCGAGTGGCAGGGCCTGACCATCGCGATTGAAAATCCGGCCGGCTCCGTGCGCCGCGGTCGCAACCGCCACGGCGTCACGTGGGAAGTGCGCATGCGCTTCGACTACGGCGAGATCCTGGGCACGCTGGGCGTGGACGGCGACCCGGTCGACGTGATCCTGGGCCCCAACATGGATGCGCCGGTGGTCTACGTGGTGCACCAGCGTCGCGTGAACGACTGGGAGAACTACGACGAGGACAAGTGTTGCATCGGCTTCGACAGCCAGTCGGACGCTGAGCAGGCATTCCTGTCCAACTACAACGACCCGCGCTTCCTGGGCCCCATCACGGCCATGCCGGTGGATGAGTTCGTGGCCAAGGTGCGGGCGACGCGGGATAAGCCGGCGATGATCAAGGCTCTGCCCCTGGTGCTGTTCCTCAAGGCCCACGTCGGCCCCTACCTGCGCGGCGGCAAGATCGTGAACGTGGCTGGGTATCAGGGGCGGAGCGCGCGGCCACATGCGTCGCCAGGTCAGCTCTCACTGTTCGCACCGCCCAGCGTGGTGATGGGCCCCAACCGCTACAAGGACAAGCACCCGGTGCACGACACGCCGGACCTGTTCGAGCCTCAGCACACTGAGCCAACCCGCGAGCTGATCGCTGAGCACGAGCACCTGGTGCAGGTGCTGCAGTCTCCGTCGCACGAGGATGACAAGGTCGAGGCGAAGAAGCAGGCGGCCGAGCTGGAGGGGTACAAGAAGGAGGCGGGCGAGCACGACCACCTGCTGGAGCAGATCCCTGGCGCCAAGTGGCGCCGCGGTAAGGGCGCCATCGCGCACCGCTACGCCGTCGAGCTGAATGGTGACGTGGTCGGCAACTACCACGACAAGCCCGAGGATGCGATCAGCGAGGCAAAGCAGTGGATCTCGAACAAGTCGAAGTGGGCGCAAGAGGCTGACGAGAACGCCAAGGCCATCGTTGATCTGCGCGGCCGCCTCCTGGCTGGTGGTGAGCCGACAGAGGGCGACCTGGCGCTGCTGGGCCTGCGCCACAATGCGGGCCTGAAGTGGTTCATCCCTGCTGCCGCGAAGGTGTTCGGCATCACATCGCACGCTGTGAGGCCTCACATCAAGGACCTGGTCACCGTCGCCCGCAGCGACTTCGGCGTGGCCAAGGAGTTCGTCAATACTCGGCGCGGCCTGCAGGCCATTGCGGCCGGCCTGGCAGAAAAGCCCAAGCCAGCCTACAAGCCGGTGACCGACGACGACCACCCGGCGCCGATCCCTCGCAGCCTGCTGAGCGCGATCCCAGAGGATCAGCGCGATGAGTGGAAGGATCTGCATCGCCAGCAGCACGAACTGCACCACTATGAGCTCGGCCAGGTGCGTGAGAAGCTGGTGCGTGGCCGGATCAAGCGCAACAAGGCTCAGGAGGCGCTGCGCGCTGCTGAGTCTGCGCTGTCATCGCTGCGTGGTGCACCTGTCCCTGACCCGGCCCGAGAGGCTGAGGCTCAGAAACACGTCGACAAGACGCACGCTGATTACGCCAAGGTCACGCGTGAGCTGGAGGGCCTGATCGGCACCCATGACAACCTGTACCAGAAGGTTGCCAAGCTGGGGCGCCAGAAAGAGCGCATCTACCCAGGATCTGGCGACATGGATCGCGACTTTGCGTCTCTGCGCCAGCGCACCGCCAGCGAGCAGCAGGAGCACGAGAAGGACATGCTCAAGCGCTACCGCCAGCACTACAAGGACATGGATGCTGAGCGGAAGCGCAAGCCTGATGACATGACCAAGTCCATCATCTTCATGCGCCGCCCCTAACCAATCGTGACGGCACAATGCCTCAATGCACCATTGAGGCGCCGTCACATGATCTTTTTTGTCACCAAGTCCCAGCTCGCACTTTTCGATGCCCCTGTCCACGTTGCCCAGCACGTGCGCAAGGACGGCACGGTCGTTGCGCCTCACATCCGCATCCAGAAGGTCGCGGTCAAGCAGCACTCGCTGTTTGGTGACCACCACGCTGAGAAGCCCGAGGCTAAGCCGAAGCGCTCGAAGCTGGATGTGTTCATCGAGCGCAAGGGCGGCCTGCGCGCGCTGGGCGCCATCATCGCCAGCCTGACCGAAGACCAGCAGCGTCGCCTGTTCGAGGAGATGGGCAAGCTGGGCGGCAAGTCGCCCGAGGACGTGGCGGCCATGTTCGCCGACCACTACGACAAGGCGCCGGCCAAGAACGAGACGCCTGACCTGTTCGCGGACAAGGCGCCCGAGCCAGCCAAGCCGGCGGCGCCCGAGTTTGTCGCCCCGCCCAAGCTGGACATGCCCACGGTCGAGCACGATGGGGATACCTGGCACATCCTCCAGACCGGCGTGCAGCGCGAAGACGGCAAGGTGCTGGCGCACCTGTCGAGCACCACGCGCGGCCGTGCGGCCCGCAATGGCGTGCACCCTGTCGAGATGCAG